ACTGGCTTATTTTAAGTGCGCTTTATATTGGCGGCCAATCTGTTATCGATGCAATTGTAAAGTTGAAAGGTCTCTAGGTTGATTAACGTCGACTTAGGCGAAGCATTTAAGGCAATCGGAGCTTTTGTAGCCAAGAACTGGCAAACATTAGCTCTGATAGCCTTTATTGTTTTCTTCTTTCTTTCCAAAAATGATTACGGCGCACTTAAAAAATCAATGGAAGTAATGACGGTTAGTTATCAAGAGCAGTTGGAAACCATGGAGAGACTTCATAAAAAAGAATTAAAGCTCCGTGAAGAGTCAATTGCAAAGTACGAAAAGGAAGTTGCAGATTTGACTAAGAAATATGATGAAGCTTTATCTAGCCTTAAGAAAACGAAAGAAGAAGACATTGAGAGAATAGAAAAAGACTTTAAGGAAAAGCCAGAAAAGCTGGCTGAAGAAATAGAAAATCAATTTGGATTTAGCCATGTTAAGTAGACTATTTTTATTTTTGTTTATGTTGATTTGCTGCGATAATGCAGCTGCATCCGAGGGAAAGTTCACATTCATCCAGCAAGGTAAGCAAGCACCCTTCACAGGCACTCTGTTTGACCCGACAGCGACTGCAAAAATTATGGCCAATGGGAAGTTCCTAAAAGAAGAGTACGAGCTTAAGCTGGGCTTTGAGCTGAAAAAACAAGAAAAACAATTCGATCTTGATCTTACTCAACTTAAGATTACTTTGGATACCGAACGAGAGGGTTTTCAAAAAACACTTGAAGTCAAAAATAAAGAGATTGAGCAACTAAATAGAATTATAGCAAAGAAGCCCGGTACCAACGCATTATTGTGGGGAGTACTCGGAGGATTTGCGGTCGGAGTTGCAACAACAGTCGGCATAACTTACGCGGTGAACAAATGAAAAAAGATTTAAATAAGATTGCCCAATATGAGATAGCTATCTCGAAAAAGTACGGGAAGGAAGCCATCGCGCACCCTCAAGCCGACTGGGATGACGGAAAAGAGAAAGAATATCAACAGCAAATAATGGATTTGTACCAAAAAGAGCGAAAGCACGAAGAAAAAAACGAAAAATTAGAAATGGATGGTTTTTTAATTTCTAAAAAACTATTTAGTAAGGAAGACAATAGAAATTGTCCTGTTTGTCAAGCATATTCTTTTGAATTGCGCGACGATGTATACATGACAAAATTTGATTGTTGCTTTAAATGCTACATACAATGGGTTGAAGGTCGAGAAACCAGATGGAGAACTGGCTGGCGACCCCAAGAGGAAAAATAAATGGCTACAACATTAGAAATTATTCAAGGTATTAATCAAGCAGCCGCAAATGCTTATGATGGGTCACATGATCAGCGTTTCGTTGCTGGTGACACTAAGGAAATTGGTCTAAGCCGAGAAGAGGGTTGTCCTATTATCGATAGTCGTGTTTCTGACGGGTTCGGTGTTAAAATCATCGGAGACATGCTCCAAATTAACTATGAGGCCAATATTTTCCTTAAAGATGTGTATGCTAATGGCTTCGAGGAAGAGTGCGAAAGACGCTTACAGGCGATCGCCGACTTCATCAAGAAAGAGTTTAAACTCATTGTGGGAAGCAGCCTAAGACTGACCCCCCAAGGCGAAGCAAAGTGCTTAGTTCAACATACCTCTAGAGTGCGTACTTTTTTGACAGCCCATAAACTTTTTAAGATCGGCGGCATGAAAGGTGTCGAAACTTTGGGAGAAGGCATCACAAACCCTATGGATGTCAAATATCAGAAATTCTTAAAAGAAGGAAAATTTTAAAATGAAACTTACAAAAAAATATTTAACACAACTCATTAAAGAAGAGCTTGAAAATGCTATGTCGGAAGTTGAAAGACCTAAGGCCACACCGGAATCTCGTTCTGCCAATAAAGCTTTGGTTCAGCAACATGACGAGATGAAAAAGGCTGAAAAAACTCTCGCTGCGGCACGAAAGACTGAAGTAGAGGCAACGCAAGAGGCCGTCTCAAACCTGCCCGGAAGGAATTATGACTGGTACGCCGACATGTTTATGTACCAAAGTAGGGCGGAACTTGCAGCCGCCGAAGCTGTCTATAAAACAGCAGTTGAAACATACAAACAAATGCACGATAAAATAAAAGGCAAGTAAAACAAGAATATTAAATGTCTTACACACTCTCCAAAAAAGAGATAGTAGCTGAAATATTGAAATGCGGCAAAGACCCTGTTTACTTTATTGATAACTACGCAAGAATATCTCACCCAATTCACGGCTTGATCCCTTTTAAGACTTATCCTTATCAGGGAGAGTTACTACAAGACTTTAATGATTATCGTTTTAATGTAATACTGAAGGCCCGACAGTTAGGAATCTCAACTATCGCAGCAGCATATGTTGTATGGCTGATGCTATTCCATAGAGACAAGAATATCCTTGTTATGGCCACAAAATTCAAAACAGCTTCCAACTTGGTGAAAAAAGTTAAGGCTATCATGAAAAATTTGCCAGAGTGGATTGTGATTTCTGAAATCTCGATAGACAATCGCTCCTCTTTCGAGCTGTCCAATGGTTCCCAAATACAAGCTGCCTCCACCTCTGGCGATGCCGGTCGTTCAGAGGCTCTATCTTTGTTGGTAATTGATGAGGCAGCCCATGTAGAAAATCTTGATGAGTTATGGGCGGGTCTTTATCCCACTATCTCTACTGGTGGGCGAGTTATAGCCTTGAGTACTCCAAATGGTGTGGGTAACTGGTTTCACAAAACATACACGGAGGCCTCCGAAGGATCTAACGACTTTCATCCGATCGATCTAGCTTGGGATGTTCACCCCGATAGAGATCAGGAGTGGTTCAATAAAGAAACTAGAAACATGTCCCGACGAGAAATAGCTCAAGAGCTGGAGTGCAACTTTAATACTTCAGGAGAGTCTGTAATTCACCCCGATGACATCGCTTGGGTAGAGAGTAACGTAACCGATCCGAAATATCGCACTGGATTTGATAGGAATATGTGGATCTGGGAACAATATCAGGCAGATAGTACATATCTTCTGGTAGCAGATGTCGCGAGAGGCGACGGAGCTGATTATTCTGTATTTCATATAATTAAATTAGAGACAATGGAGGTAGTGGCAGAATATCAAGGAAAGCCCAACTTGGATATGTACTCCACTATCCTCATGCAAGCCGGAAAGGAATTTGGAAACTGTCTCTTGGTGGTTGAAAATGTGGGAATAGGGATTTCCGTTTTGGAAAAGTTAATTGATCTGCAATATCCTAATCTATATTACTCCGTAAAAGGATCTCATGAGTTTATCGACGGCTATCAAGCCGAGACAAACAACGCAGCGGTACCCGGATTTACAACTTCTTCCAAAACGCGACCACTAATCGTAGCAAAACTGGAAGAATTCATCAGAAACAAACTAATTAAGGTATATTCTGTTCGTTTTTCTAATGAATTGCGAACCTTTATTTGGCATAATGGCAAACCTCAAGCGATGAGAGGATACAACGACGACCTGACAATGGCGTTAGCAATCGCATGCTGGGTCCGAGACACAGCACTTACTGTAAATCAAAGAGAGGCAGATTATAAAAAAGCATGCTTAGGTTCAATAATTAAAGTTGATACAAAAGTAAATACAACAATCCCCGGAATGCACGGCTACAATAGAAAAGAGGCCCTAGACGACAAAATGTTCAAGGCACAAGAAGATTATGAAAAATACTCATGGCTTATTAAAGGATAGAAAATGGCTGATAACAAGAAAAACCCCAACAATCCGCAATCTGAATTATACAGAAGGCTAACCCGATTATTCTCCGGACCAATTGTGAACTGGAGAACACAGATGAATCGAAAGATTCGCAGAACTGCCTTGGATAAATATGCTACAGACTTTAGATCTGCCAGCGGACAACAATTTAAAAAAGCGGAATATTCTCCTTTTGATGTTATGCATTCTAAAATCATGGCACAGCAAAACCGTGCTGAAAGATATATCGACTATGAGCAGATGGAATATATGCCTGAAATCGCCTCTGCCCTTGATATTTACGCTGACGAGATGACCACTCACTCATCACTATCGCCGATGATGCACATTGAGTGCCCTAACGAGGAAATCAAGGCGGTTCTACAATCTTTATATGAGAACGTCCTTAACATTGATCACAATCTCTTTGGCTGGTGCCGCTCAATGTGTAAATTTGGTGATTTCATTCTCTATATGGACATTGACGACTCCTTCGGAGTGAAATCTGTAATTCCAATTCCTCTGCGAGAAGTAGAAAGAATGGAAGGCGAAGATCCAACCAATCCAAATTACGTCCAATACCAATGGAATTCCGCAGGAATGACTTTCGAGAATTGGCAAGTCGCGCATTTTCGTATCTTAGGTAATGATAAATATACTCCATATGGAACCTCTGTTTTAGATCCGGGCCGCAGAATTTGGCGGCAATTAGTATTAATGGAAGACGCGATGATGGCTTATCGTATCGTTAGGTCTTCTGAAAGAAGGGTGTTCTATATCGATGTTGGCAATATTGCGCCCAATGACGTAGAACAATTTGTACAAAAAACAATCACCTCAATGAAAAGAAATCAAGTGGTTGATGCCCAAACCGGACGAGTGGATTTAAGATATAACCCGCTATCAGTTGAAGAGGATTATTTTATTCCCATTCGCGGCGGCGAGTCTTCAAAAATTGAGACTCTAGCTGGCGGACAGTTTACTGGTGATATTGATGATGTTAAGTATTTAAGAGATAAGATGTTTTCTGCGCTTAAAATCCCTGCTCCATACTTATCAAGCGGCGATGAGGCAAGTGAAGATAAGACATCTCTCGCACAGAAAGATGTCAGGTTCGCGAGAACAATACAAAGACTACAACGTGCTGTTATTTCAGAACTGGAAAAAATTGGTATTGTTCACCTTTACACTCTGGGTTTCAAAGGCGACGACTTGGTAAGCTTTCGCTTAAGATTGAACAACCCCTCTAAGATCGCTGAATTACAAGAGCTAGAGCATTGGAAGACCAAATTTGATATTGCTGGCGGAGCAACGGAAAACTTCTTTTCTAGAAGATGGATAGCTCAAAACATCTTTAGTCTATCTGAAGAGGAATTTGTGAGGAACCAGCGCGAAATGTATTCGGATAGAAAATATGAAGCAGAGCTTAACGCCGCTGCAGAAGCTGCGGGCGAAGCCGCAGCAGGTAATTTTGGCGGATCCGCAGAAAGCGGCTTGGATGTTGAATCTCCGGATGACGAGGGCGACTTTGACACGGATACCGATATGGAGGAACCCGATGTAGAGATTGATGTCGAGACTGATGATACAGGATCGGAGGAGCCACTTTTAGCAGCCCCCGCAAAGAGAGATGATCGTGGTCGAAAGTACACACAAAACTCCATGAGGGCAAAGGCAAAAGGAAAAAAATATGCCCCTTCTATGCAGGGCGATCGCCGCTCATCAGCNGGCTCCTTNAAGAACAGAAAAGGCGCAGCAATACCTGCAGGGACGCAAACAGGGCTCCCGGCTGGTATGGAGACCTTGAGAACATTTTCGAGAGGAAGCATTTATGAGGTTAAGCAGACTACTTATAACAAAGAAGAGGAATTACTCTTCGAGGCTAATGCCAAAGTTAGAGATCTGATATTAGATTTAGAAAAAGCGGAGATTCATACAAATGAAGATGAAACACAATAAGAAGCGCAACACCAGCTTTCTTTATGAAGTAATTATTAGAGAGCTTACAAAAGCTATGGTTGAAGGTGACAAAAAAAAGAAGTCCTCGATCATTAAAATAGTGAGAGAGAATTTCAAAGGAAATACTCTTCTCGCGAAGGATCTCGACTTATACAAGGCGGTTCTTGAGACAAAAGGCGTGGATAATTATACCGCTGAAAAAATAATTTTTCAAGCGAGAACGCAAAAAATGGCTATCAATCACAAGAGATTGTTCGAAGAACAATCAACACTCGTTGATACTATTAATAAGACTATCAACACAGAAGCCTTCAATACTTTTGTTCCGAACTACAAGTCACTTGCTACAGTTTTTCAAATTTTCCACCCGAAGACCAAGACTAAAAGCCGAATATTATTAGAAAAACAGATGATTCAGGCGATGACTTGCGAGACTCAATCGGCAGACGACTTAATGAAGCCAATTGATAATTTGACCTACAAGACATTTGTCAAGAAGTTTAACGACAAATATACGACCTCTTTATTGTCAGAGCAGAAGCACCTCTTAAACAGATATGTTACATCTTTTTCAGATAATGGACTTGAACTCAAAGCTTATCTGAGTGAGGAAATCCCTAGATTATATAGGCGTGTTGATGAATCTTTAGAATATCCAGAGATTAAGTCAGATGCTGCTATGTCTGCAAAGACCTCGCGAGTCTTAGAAATTTTAAAGACCACTGCGGATAGAAAAGTCGACAATACTCTTGTTCGAGACATTTTAAATATCCAGAACTTGGTTCGGGAGTTAGACTGATGCCTGTTTCAATTAAAGTAGTTGAAGGGGAGACCGAAAAGATTGTGAGCTTGGATCTTCAAGCTCGAAAGTCTCTGGATGGAAACATCATGATTTTTGATCATGAAGAGATGGATATCGTAGTTTTTCCCAAGGCAAGCAAAATTGCCACTTTCGCCAAGAGCGACTTTTCTGAAATGGTTTATCACGCTCAAAACCGCCTATTCGAATTTTTAAAAAGAAAGGGTGTGATAGACTACGAATCGGTTAAGGGCGGTAGCGTATACGGCTCAATTGAGGGAGTAATTCCCCAACCTGTTGACGAAGGTATCAATTCTATAGACTATGCTATTTACGGCATTTACAAGTTTCTAAAAGAAGAAAAGCCTTATTACAACTATATTGACGATTACGAAGAAATGCTGGACGACTATTTCACAGACCCGACAGAAGAAGATTCTACAGAACTCGGCGAGGTACCCCAGTCATCAGAAAAAGGATCTATCAGGCCGGGATACAATTACAGTCCCTACTGGATGAGTTATATGCTGGAAAACAAAGAGAGCAAGTAGTGTCGTTGTTATATTTTATTCTAGCGTCCTACGGAATGACACAATTGCTTTGTTATGGAAAGATATTTCATAGAATCCGCCCACGAGGATACTTTTGGAGTTGCCCTATGTGCGTCGGCTTTTGGACGGGCGCATTTTTATGCGGCATTA